ACCCAATAGCTCCTCCATCCACGGAAGTGGGTTGTCCTTGACTTTCCAATTCGACTTCAAGCCTAACTGAATCAACCGACGATCAGCAAGGTAACGAATGTACTGCTTGATCTCTTCCTTAGGTAACCCTTCAGGTTCACCCATCTCATAGGCAAGGTCAATCACCTTGTCCTCTAGCTTCACTGCTGTCCTGAACATTTCATAGATCTCTTTCTTGAAATCATCATTGACAATCCGTGGGTGCTCATTGCAGAACTCACGGAACAGCTTAGCCATACCTTCAGCGTGTTGGCTTTCATCACGTACAGACCACTCGACCACTGTACACATTCCCGGCATCTTACCAAATCTCTGGTAGTTCAACAGCATTGCAAAAGCACTGAACAACGACATACCCTCATTAAGTACAGACCGTGCAATTGCTAGTCCTGTTCCTGACACACTATTTACGTCAATATCGGACATGAACTCCACTTTTGCAGACATTTGCTGATACTCAAGGAAGGTAGTAAACTCTTCCTCAGGCAACCCTAAAGTATCATTTAAGAGGGCGTAGGCTCTTTGGTGGATAAACTCACGACTTGCAAAGGCCGTAAGCATTGCCCTGATCTCATTGTTCTTAAACTTGGGTATATAATATTCCAGATAGTTTGTCCCGACCGCAACGTCTGTTTGCGTAAATAACCGCAAGATCTGGGTAATGTGGTGCTTCTCTTGCTCCGATAGTGCCCCGGACTTCCAATGGTTGACATCTGTCTGCAATTCCAATTCATCTTCAATCCAGTGTATCCTCTCGTGTTCCGTAGCGTATGTGACTGCCCACGGATATGTAAATGGTTTGTAGGTCGTGTTGCTCGTAAGTAAACTCATGTGTTTTCTATTTCTCCTTGGTTCTGATAGATTACATTCATCAAGTTGTTATTATGATATATTAACCTATCTACCTCTGATTGTAAAGTTTTAAAATGATCGTAACAATCATTAAGTATTCTTTTGTTAAAGGGGTCAGAGTCCTTAATCAACTCTAGTCTCTTGAGTAGTAGGTCTGTTTTTTCGTTCATGTGTTCTTTTCCTTTATCCCTGACAACTCACACAAACCTCATCATCTTCAAAGTCCTTCAGAGCATTACGGTCTACCTTAGTCCCAACCTTCTCCGCTGTAACACCTGCAGTCGTTCTGAGATAATAAAGTCCCTTAAGCCCTTCCTTCCACGCCTTGAGGTGTACTTGATTGACAATAGCTTTGTCAGTACCCGCCGGGAAGAAGACGTTGACAGACTGGCCTTGGCAAATGAACTCTTGGCGTTTTGCTGAGTGCTCAACAACCCAACTCTGATCGAGTTCAAATGCTGTCTTAAATGTGGCCTTCTCGTCGTCGGATAGGAACTCCAAGTGCTGTACAGAGCCTTCATTCTCAAGAATACTTTGCCATACCTTCTTGGTGTTTTGCCCCTTCTCATCTAAAAGTTTCTCCAAGTACGGATTGCGAACAGTATGACTACCGGCACGAGTACGATGCACAAAGCAATTGCTAATACGTGGTTCAATGCTAGCAGAGCACCCGCATAGGATGCTAGAATTAGCGTTAGGAGCAACAGCCAACAGATGCATATTTCTAACACCATAACCCACTCCATCAGGACATTCGCCACGCTCCACAGCGAGCGAGTAGGTGGCCTCAACAGACTGGGCTTTGATGTCTTTGAAGATTGCATAGTTCTCACTCGCCGCTTGCCATGACTCCCATGCTATGCCTTTGCTTTGTAGGTATCCGTGGAACCCCATTGCTCCAAGGCCGACTGAGCGTTCTCTATAAGCTGAGTAGACAGCTTTTGATAGTTCTTCTGGTGCGTTGTCAATAAAGAATTGAAGGACGTTGTCCAAGAATCTGATAAGGTCTCCAACCATTCCGCTTGCTTTCCAGTCGTCGTATCTTTCGAGGTTGACTGAGGAGAGGCAACAGACTGCTGTACGTTCTTCACTTGTTGCGAGATGGATTTCGTTGCAGAGGTTACTGCCATTAATTGACAATCCAAGTTTTCTTTGAGCTTCTGGTAAGCCTCTTTTGGCTGTGTCGATAAAGTTAAGGTAAGGACTGCCAGTTCTGAAGCGAGCTTCAAGGATTCGTTGCCACAGCTTACGAGCTTTGACTGTATCTCTAACAATTCCTGTACTTGGGTCGATAAGGTTCCACTCTGTGTCATTGATTACACTCTCCATAAATTCATCAGTGATATTCACTGCATTAAACAAATTAAAACATTTCCGATTGATGTCGCCACCAGTCGGCACTTTGAAGGAGACAAACTCCTCAATATCAGGATGGCTTACGTCTAGGTACGCCGCATAGCTTCCCTTCCGTGTCTTCCCCTGTTTGTACGCTGTCATCTGAGCGTCCACTACTTTCATGAATGGGATCGGGCCCGGAGCCTTGTCGCTGATCCCTCTCACGTCTGACCAGTGCCCACCCACACCGCCGCCCTTTACGGAAAGCCACGCTACTTCACCATTATGTTCAATAAGGCTATCAAGATTGTCCCCCACGTAAGTAAGGAAACAGCTAATAGGCAACCCACTAATCTTTCCATTCGGTTCTGGGGCATTGCTGAGGACAGGGCTTGCAAACATGAACCACCCCTTGCTAGCATAATCGTAGATACGCTGTGCCAAATCGAGGTCATTGCCACAATAGGCCACACTAGCACGAGCAAAAGCCTCTTGAGGGGAGTTCTCATGGTCGAGCATATAGTAGTCTTGCATGAGTTTAACAGCTTGGTCGCTGAGGCGATTATCTCTTTCATAGTCAATCGTTATCCCTAAGTAGTTCGTCATAACTTCTCCAGTATTCTTTTTGTAAGGTGCTCTGACAAAAGCACCAGAGCGAACCTACTATTTTACCATATTTCTATCAGTTTGTCCAGATAGTGTTTGGCCTTTTGCAAGTCTAACTTACCACCCTTCTCCTGAAAACGTGCCATGTATTTGATAACATTACCTAAGATAAATCCTTTGAACTGCTCTTCAGACATCCAACATTCCATAGCGTCCCAAGGCTGTATTTTCTTAGCTGTGTAATGGTCACCTCCAAGTTGATAATTTCTAGCCATTTCTCCAAGATCACTCAAGTCGTCAAACCTCCTACTCATCTTCCAAGTCCTCAAGGAAGTAATCGAGTTTAGCCTCTACCTTATCATTAAAGCGATCCACCAGTTCCTCTGAGGTGATCTCAAGCACCTCAAGGACACTGATTTCATCTTGCTGTTTCAAGCGGTCACACACGTCGGTAAATGTTAGCATACTTCCGCTTCCTTAAGAAGTTCAGTAATGGTCTCGACAGTGTAGTGCCTAAAGCCATTCTTGTTAGCCCATTCAGCCATTGTGAACTTAGTCCCATCATTTCTTCTCCTTGCCCTTGGCATTGGTGTGTCTGGGTGGTAAAACACAAACACTAACTCTTCATGTATTAAACTGTTCCGTATGTCTACATACTTTCGTGCTTCCTCAGAGTCCCTGAAGCGACCCTTGGCCTCTATCAGGAAGTCTCCGATTGCAAAGTCAGGCTCGTATATTTTCTCCTGTGTGTAGTGAACGAGCCCTGTGTGATACTTACAGTTCTTGAGCGCACCTTGGTGCAACTCATACTCAAACCAACTGTCGTAGCCCTTAGGAGGCTTACCCTTCTTCATCTATCCTCCTTAGGTATTCTATAGCCCTTTGAAGATTGCCTATATCATCTTTAAGACCGCCCAAGCCACGATTACACGAATCACATAGCCAACCTCTAAAGATTTTTGTTGTGTGGCAATGATCTAAAACAAAATGCTTGCCTCTTGTCACCTCTCCAATAACCTCTGCGGTACGTTCACAGATAGGACATTGATAATTTTCATCAGGGTACGGATTGTCTGCTCGTAATCTATCGACTGCACTAGCATTTTCTCGACGACAAGTTGTACACTCTGTTCGTCTGTAGTTCCCGCCATTGGCAATAGTAAAGTTCTCTAGTGGTTGTTTGATGCCGCATTTAGAACAAACTTTACCGTCTTTAGGTTCGGATGTAATCTCCCCTGAAAACAAATCATACATCATACAGGCGTCAACTGTAATTCAGGAACCTTAGGCTCATTCTTAACCTCTGTTAAAAACCTTACACCAGTAGAATAGATAAATCCTCTTAAGGTGGGGTAACAATGGAGCTTGTAGCCGCAATACGAGCAACCCGTAGCGAGCTTTTTGTTTCCAGATTTCCCATCGTCCACGGGCTCGTGACAGAAGGACGGAGGTTCTGGAAGCTCCACCACCTTTTTTACGTGGCGTACTCGCTCT